GAACCATCAGTACCGCTAGTTCCTGAAGAACCTGAAGTTCCACTTGAACCTGATGTACCTGAGGTTCCAGATGCACCATCTAATCCTGAAGTACCAGAAGAACCTGAAGTTCCACTTGAGCCATCAGTTCCGCTAGTTCCTGACGAACCATCAGTTCCGCTAGTTCCTGACGAACCATCAGTACCGCTAGTTCCTGAAGTACCTGATGAACCATCCGTACCGCTAGTTCCTGAGCTACCATCCGTACCTGAAGTACCACTAGTTCCTGAGCTACCGTCAGTACCTGAAGTACCACTTGTTCCTGAGCTACCGTCAGTACCTGAAGTACCACTAGTTCCTGACGAACCATCAGTACCGCTAGTTCCTGAAGTACCTGATGAACCACTTGTACCTGAAGTTCCAGATGCACCGTCTAATCCTGAAGTCCCACTTGAACCCGAAGTTCCACTAGAACCACTTGAACCCGATGTACCTGATGAACCATCTGTACCTGACGTTCCACTAGAACCCGATGTACCACTGGAACCTGAACTACCATCAGTACCAGATGTTCCGCTTGAACCATCAGTACCCGACGTTCCGCTAGAGCCTGAACTACCACTGTCTCCACTAGTACCTGATGAACCAGAAGTTCCACTTGAACCATTTACCCCACTTATACCACTTGTTCCTGAAGTTCCTGAACTACCATCAACACCACTCGTTCCTGAAGAACCTGAACTACCATCCGTACCTGATGTTCCTGAAGTTCCTGAACTACCATCCGTACCTGAAGTACCACTTGTTCCTGAACTACCATCCGTACCTGAAGTACCGCTTGTTCCTGATGAACCTGAGCTACCACTAGTACCTGAAGTTCCAGATGCACCATCTAATCCTGAAGTTCCACTTGAGCCACTAGTTCCTGATGAACCATCTGTACCACTAGTTCCTGATGAACCATCTGTACCTGATGTTCCTGAAGAACCTGAACTACCGTCAGTACCTGAAGTACCGCTAGTTCCTGATGAACCGTCAGTACCTGAAGTACCACTAGTACCTGAGCTACCGTCAGAACCTGAAGTTCCGCTAGTTCCTGATGAACCATCTGTTCCTGAAGTACCACTAGTTCCTGAACTACCATCTGTTCCTGAAGTACCGCTAGTCCCTGAGCTACCATCTGTTCCTGAAGTACCACTAGTTCCTGAAGTTCCAGATGCACCATCTAATCCTGAAGTACCGCTAGTTCCTGATGAACCATCCGTACCACTAGTCCCTGAGCTACCATCCGTACCTGAAGTGCCACTAGTTCCTGAACTACCATCTGTACCACTAGTCCCTGAACTACCATCAGTTCCTGATGTTCCTGAAGTTCCGTCAGTACCATCAACACCACTTATACCTGAAGTACCACTAGTTCCACTACTACCACTTGAGCCGTCATTACCAGATGTACCACTTGTTCCCGAAGAACCTGAACTACCGTCAGTACCTGAAGTACCGCTAGTTCCTGATGAACCGTCAGTACCTGAAGTACCACTAGTACCTGAGCTACCATCTGTTCCTGAAGTACCGCTAGTCCCTGAAGAACCACTTGAACCTGATGAACCTGAAGAACCACTACTACCACTAGTCCCTGAAGAACCACTTGAACCTGATGAACCTGAAGTACCGCTAGTCCCTGAAGAACCACTTGAACCTGATGAACCTGAGGAACCACTTGAACCTGAGGAACCACTTGAACCTGATGAACCACTTGAACCTGAAGTTCCGCTAGTTCCTGAAGAACCACTTGAACCTGATGAACCTGAAGTTCCACCTGTAATGTTAATTAAAACATTTCCATTTCCTTGGTTAATAATCGTAGCACCTGAAAATGTCATTCCCGTAACAGCAGTAACTGTTACCCCTGACGTGGCATCATATACCGTTAACGAACCTGAACCTGAAGTTATACCAGTAACATTCACAATACTTCCATCACTATTATTAAGTGTTAATGTTGAAGTAATACTATTATATGTTCCTCCCGTTACGGTTCCTGTAAATCCTGTAATTGTTACAGTGCCTCCTGTAGTATTATATAAATCTAAAGTTGTAATTGCGGAAAAATATGTTCCACCTGTAATTTGAACGTCACTTCCCCAAAATATTTTCCATCTTGCATCGTTATGTGAAACACCATTAACCCCTTCAATTGTACTTCCTGTCCAAGCGTTGATAAAGTTTTTACCCGCCTGAGAACGATTATTGATAACGGTACTATAATCAGAAATAGTAATCGCCGAACTACCCGTCAAACCTGTAACCGCATTCCATAAAGCGTTATAATTAGGTATCGTATATTGGTAAACAGTATCTGTTTCTTGAACATAAACTTGCATACCCAATCTTCTTCTTCCTGAAGATATATTATCAGAATTTAATGTAATAAAATCCGGTGAAAATACAGCCCCAGTTCCTTTTGTAAAATTGATTGGAATTGTATTTGCAGATAATTGAATGTTTGCAGGGTAAGTTGCTGCGGTTAATGTTAACCCCAAATCATTTAAACTATAAACCTCCATGTATCCACCTGTCTGTAAAACAGAAAAGTTAGTACCAAAAGTGCTAGTTCTTACAACACTATTAGGTCCTGAAAGTTGAGACGATGATAGGGGATTTTTATATGGAAATGACATATTATATTTTGTTTTTTATTAGTATATTATTATGATTTAGTGTCACCCTTAACCCAGAAAGTTGTACTCAATGGTGGTGAAGATGGTTGTGAGTACAACTCGTTCATCCACAATATTCTGTATGTTCCAGCAGGTATTGCACATCCACCAGGGACTACAACGTTTACTGCGGCGTTTGTTGCGTCAGGTACTCCGTCGTTGATAACAGATGTAGAACATGCACTACCAAATCCAACGTCAACTGTCATATTATTCATAGAACCACCAACACCCGCTAATGGTATCCAAACAGTATACGTGTATTGAATTGCCGGATTTACTAAAGAAACATCGGTTTGAATACTACCAAATGTATATTGGTTTTGAGCACATCCATAAGAATCAACGCCAGAACCTGAAGATTGTCTTATTGGACCATTTAAACTTGATACATTAGTTATAAAGTTACCGACAGCTCCTGTCCAACCTGAGAATTGTGCATAAATTGCCATATCAGCAGCATAATTTGGACCTGCAGGAGTACCTGTGTTACCCCATCCAAAGAACGATGTCGCACCAGCATTAAACATATATGTACCTAAATCATTTAATGATGTACTATCTTGAGGTTCAGGGAATAAATAAGCACTAAATGCCGCAGAGCTCGGTGTTGGAGTATTAGTTGGGGTAAGAGTTGGTGTTGGGCTAAGAGTTGGGGTAAGAGTTGGTGTTGGAGTATTAGTTGGAGTCTCAGTTGGTGTAGGCGTATTTGTAGGTGTCGCACTTGGACTTAATCCAGGTGTTGGTGTTATAGTTGGTGTGATTGATGGTGTTGGAGTATTAGTTGGAGTCTCAGTTGGTGTTGGGGTATTTGTTGGTGTTGGAGTTTGAGTTACATTTGTTGGTGTAATACTTGGCGTTGGCGTTGGAGTTGGAGTACCACATTCAATAGTTATAACAACTCCATTTAACATTTGAGTTCTTGTTTGTGCAGAATAATAAATTGATGAATCCAAATAAACATTGAATGGACCCAAAGCATTTGAGTTAGTTGTTAATCTGACAATATATGTTGAACATCCTGTTACCGTAAGTTGCTGTTCAATTTCATTATTACAACCCACAGCATTATTGGTAACAGTTATATTATGTGTAGCCATTCGCGGTATTTTATTAAATAAATACCTTAAATGATTAGTTTTATTTTGGAAATTGGAAATTTGTACAACTAATTACTTAAGTTAGTTGTGTGATGTTGATATTGACTATACAAGAAGCCATTTCAATTGTGATTTCAAAAGCACATCCGAATGTACAATCTAAAATTTTGAATACCTCACAACCATTCGCATCAATCAATTTTAACATTACTTCAGGCGCAGTTTCAAATATGGAAGGTATAGTTGCATTATAAGTTTGAACAGGTGGAACAGGACCAGGTAATATTGTTGCAATATATGTTTCATTATTACCATATACGTCCGAAAGTATGACTTCTATTGGATATGTACCACCCGATATTTCAGTTATTCTTATTTGTACCATTTTTTTTTAATTTAAAGCGAACCACATATTTCATATGTTGCAGTACCGTTAATTACATATATAGTGTTTGTTGGTGAATACACATAAGGAGCTGAAATTCCATCACTTAATATTTGTGTTGAAACTCCTGTTGTTGGATTTATACTATATAACCCACCATCAACATTTGTTTGGTACCTACTTACATAAACTTTTCCATTAGCATAATTGAACTCCGCAGACCTTAGACTTGTGTAATTAAATACACCTGAAATCAATGCAGTAGAAACTACAGTATTAGTTGAACAGTTTATTTTATTTATTGTTATTACCGTAGGACTTACATATGAAATAGCATATATCATATTATTTATTATGTCTAAAGCTAAAACAAGGTTTCCACTTGTCGGTAATGTTGTATCAAGCACCAAATTATTACCAACGCAATTATAAATTGATGTTGGTGTGTATAATTTATTGTTATTTGGATTATAAACAAAACTTGAATTTAACCCAGGGAGAGATGTTATTGTTGTTGCATAAGCATTTGTTACTCCATCAATAATAGAAACTTCACTTTGACTTAAAGATGAATTATTTGAAAAAACATAAATCTTATTTAACACAGAATTATGTATAATATCACCACGACCAGTTGGTGTTGGTAACGCTATTGTTGGTATTGTTGTTGTGGTTGTTGTACCACCAATTAAATCTCTAATTAAAATTGAATTCGGATAATTACCACTCCAACTATATAATTTTTCGTTTATTGGGTTATACCCCAATAATAACGCATTTGTTGATGGCCATGTAAATGTTGTTGATGTTGATGTACTATTCGGTGTAAATGATATAACATTACCGCTAGTTCCTAAAACATACATTTTATTACTAATTGGACTATATACAATACCCTTTCTACCTACAGCGGTGTATCCATTAGTAATTGGTAAAACATTTTTGATTTGGTCTGAACAAGATGTGGTTGAGCTAGGCGTATTAGTTATTGTAGGCGTATTAGTTATTGTAGGCGTTACAGTTTTGGTTGGAGTAATACTCGGTGTGATTGTATTTGTTGGAGTTATTGATGGTGTTGGGGCAATTGTTGGTGTAATTGTAGGTGTTGGTGTTATTGTAGGTGTTGGTGTAGGTAATTCACAAGATAAACACATTATATCGTATACAATAGTTAACTCAACTACTATTTCTTGACCATTTAGTGTTAAATCTCCTGGGTCAGTTGTTACTGTTATTTGATTACTTAATGAATTAAAAGTAACACTTCCAACACCAGGTATTGTTAATAGTAAATCTTTAACAACATCGTAATAAAGGTTATCACTTGGAGCAGAAACCAATGTAGTTCCAGTAAAGAAATTTTGACTTGTGGTTAATCCCATAGGATTAACAGACACTTTTACACCAAATACCGCAGAAATTAAATCACAATCAACTTTATCATTGGTTAAATCATTAAACCCTTCATTCAACATTTGAAGTAATCCATATTTAGTTTGTGATTGAATACTGAATTGTTCAGCACCCATAACATAAGTTTGATATGATATATATTGAGCGTCACAATCTATATTTGTAGTTTGACTTAATGAACATCCAATTGAATCGACAACCGTTAAACTGTATGTTCCAGCAGTTAATCCACTTATTTGTATTTGTTGTGGATTACTCGGGACATTACCTGACCAATTGAAATTAAATGGTGGTGTACCCGTTGAAATAAGAGCCGTTAGTGTTCCATCTGAACCGTTACCACATGAAGTACTATACAATGTAAAATCTAATGGGTTGCTTTCACTCACATAAACTTGCGTTGTTTGAGTACAACCTGTTGCATCTGTAACAGTAACAGTATGTTGACCCGCAGAAACATTTGTAAATGTAACTGCAGACAATGTTGTATTAAAAACATTTTGAATACCATCTAACGAATAATTGAATGGTGTTTGTCCCCCATTTGTTTTTTCAACATAAACGGTACCATTACTTTGATTACAAGTTGTTCCCGTAATTTCAGTTGTTATTTCAAAAGAATTTGTTGTAAATAAAGTTATTTCATCCATGTACGAACATCCCGATGAATCTTGAACCACGACTGAGTAAGTTCCCGTTGATAAATTACTAAATAATTGGGCGGTTTGACTATTAACAATATTAAGGGTGTTACCTCCAGGGTATATTAAAGTGTATGTGTATGGTGAAACACCTCCCGCAACTGAAACAGTAATTGAACCGTCAGTACTTGAGCAAGTTGAACTTTGGCTTGATATAGTAACCGATGCAATTCCAAGTGGTGTTAATAATGTAGTGCTAACAACTATATTACAAAAAGCTGAATCTGTAACTGATATTGAATAATCACCCGCAGATAACCCTGAAATTGACCATGTCTGACTGTATTGAATTTGTACATCACCTGTTGAAGCGGAATAGTAATAAGGTGCGGTACCACCTGTTATTTGAAGAGTCAACACTCCGTCGGAAGAAAAACAAGTTGGTTGTACTGCAGTAAATGTACCAAATCCAAGAACATTAACATCAGTAACTACTCCCGTTTGGGTTTGAGAACAACCCAAACTATCTGTGACAACGACAGAATATGTACCTGATGTTAGTCCAGTAATACTACTCGTAGTGAAACCATTACTCCATAGATACGTATAAGGTGCAACACCCGTTTGACCTGTTACAATTATCTTACCAATAGGTGTACCCCCACAACTTGAATTTGGTACAACGTAAAGACCGTAATTAAAAGGGTTACTATCTTCAATAATAAAATCGGAAGTTTTACCACTACATCCACCTAAATCTTCCGCAACCATATAATATGTTCCCGCAGTCAAGTTACCAAAAACTACGTTTGATGTGTTAGTATTTGCCGAAGTAATATATGTATCATCCGCAAAATATAAATAAAAATTTGTTGATGAAAAATTTGATGTGGAAGTACCAGTAACTGAACCATTATCCAATGCACAGGTGGTATTTTGAATTCCGATTACACTTGCACACACTCCTGAAGAAACAGGTATGTTAATATAAAATTGTAGGTTTGTTGGTATCGTACTATCATTAACATTTACACCGTATGTATCAGCACTTAATGAAGTTCTAATAGATGGGTTAGTAGTAACAACGTCAGCACCTAAATTAGGCACAACCCACTGTACGGTATAAGGTGGAGTACCTCCAGTTAGATATAATTCGATTACACCAGAATTTGTATTCTGACAATCTCCCGTTAAAATTATATTATATTGAAATGCAGACATTATTATGAGCAGTTAATACTAATGTTTATTCCCACATTTAAAGAAACCGTATCAACGATATTCTGTGTTAAACATGATAAATTTGTAATGGTTAATGTATTACCATTTAGGTAATATGTGTAGCCATAATTATATAATTGAGGTAAATAATTTATCAAAGCATTTCTCCACTGTGTGTTGGTTGGTACATCCATCAAACCATAACCTGTGTAAAAAGAATCTTTAATAATTTGTTGTCCATTTATTTCCAAATCAACATACCAATCACTTAGTACCGAGTTTTGAGAACATTGGTTTAATGTTAAACCACTTTGAGCTAACATATTGTTAACTCTATTCACTAAAATAGCACTGAAGTTTGATACACTAACATCACCGTTAAACCATGGGTAGATATTAAAGTCAGCGTATTCAGTGTTACATGTATAGTCAAAAATATTAGAAATAATAAAACACGGGTCAACAGGAACTGGTATGAATTGACATCCTCTTTGTCTTCTATAAACAAACTTCTGTTTGTTCAAAACTGAGTTTTCTAATCTAACTCCGCCATTCCAAATTGTAGTCGCAGGAACCATTTGTTCAACTAACTTTGTCCAATAAGGCCCAATACCATTTACATAATCAATTAACTTTTGGTAAGTATATTTGTTATTTGGTAATCCAACTGTTTGTTCTGATTCAATGTATTTCCAAAAAATAGATTGTAGTGTAGGGTAACCACCTGTTTTACCATCTGTGATATATTGTCTGTTTCTTGTGTTAATCATATTTTCCCAAAATGTTTGAGAAAACTCAAAGAATGTTTTTTTCTTAGGTTCAGGATTTATATATGTCCAATCAACCCCACCAGGAACAGGATAACCAACCGTTAAACCTGATTCAGGGATAGGATAGTCGTATTGCCTTGATTGTACCCAAACGTCATAAACCAATCCTTGTGCAGGATTTAAAAATATGTCCACATTCTTAACATTCAACACCAATTTTTCATTATCAACAAAATAATATGCATTGTAATCTCCTTGTGTTGAAACCCTAATTTTATCGTCAGTTGATAACCATGATTTATTGTTATCCACCACTTTTTGTAATTTAAACCCTTCCATCATATAAGGGAAATCCCTGTATCTGTTAAGATATGTTTGACCATAAGTAAATGGGGTTAATTGGGTTTGAATGTTGTAATTTTGACCGGTAAAAACATTGCCAGTTATTTGAACTTCATCAGGGCTTCTATGTTGAGGTGTTGTTTCATACCAACCAGCTCCAATTTGAAAGAAGTATGTTTCCGTATTTGCAGGTGCCTTTGGATAACCTTCAAAGTCCATCGGATAATCTTCTAGCAAGATGTTAACATTTTGATAAGTTGCGGTTGAGGTAAACGCGGTATATAATTGACCTTTAACTTTATACGTTTCGCCAGGTAAATAACTTGGAATATTATTCACATAGGTACCTCCCGATATTTGAGCCCATTGATTATAAAATTGGTCTAAGTTAATTTTTTGGTCGGCTAAATAAATGTGTTCATTATATTCAATCAATGAATCAGGAGCACCAATCAATCTTAATAAAAATTCTATTGACCTTCTTGTTCCTTTGGATTTAAAAAGATAGGACGCATTAAGAATTAAATTTCTATAATACGCGTAATTCAACTCTGTTGGTGTAAGAGCCCTTGCATAACCAGGGTATGTTGGTGTTGAGGTATTACCAAATACTGAACTTAAAAAATCTTCGTTTGTAATCGGTGAAAAATTTGAAGACCATCCTAAAGTTCTTGATAAGTTAACTAATAACTCTGAAGGTATATCATTTGAAGGATTATAGTTTACTGAATTCATGTAAGCTAATCCATCAATAAATTGTTTAATTTGGTCAAAACTTCGACCATAAATCTGAAATATTTTTTCAGCTTTTCGTCCTAGCGTATCAAACTCTTTTAAAGAATCTGAAATTAAAAATCTTGAAATTAAATTTGTTTTAAAAGAATCAAGATTTACCGCAATTTCTTGAATCTGTTCCAAATAATTGTCAAATAAAAATGAACGAATATCTAAATTCCATGGTCCTTGTTTTGGCCATGTCACTTGTTGAAAATCTGTATATGTTTGACCATATTCATTTTGTTGAGGCACTTGAAAAACGGCGGTATATTCTGGTCTTACCAATCTATTTACTAAGAATTTTTCAACTTCATCAAAAGATTCTTGAAATACTTTATCCACAATTAAATCATTAGGTCTGATTTGATAATCATCATTGATTGTGGTTGCGGTTGTTCCGAACGGCGCTCCTGAAACATAAAATTGAAGATAACCTAACGATAAAGTTTCAGATGGTACAAACGACAATACTTTATATATGTTATCGTTAATACTAATACAATAATCAAGGTAAGTATTATATAAATTTCTGTATGGAGATACGGTAATTTCTCTGATTGACAAATTAGTCGTAGCATTTATAGAATAATCAATATCGAAGGGATTATTGATTCTATCTACATTTACTTTGAAATATGTTTCATCATTCTGAGTGTCATAAACAATATCGTATGCCGTGTTAGCGGTAACAAAAAAATCATTATTGAACATAACATCCAATGATGCAGGAAAATAGTTTATAATTTTTGTAATTGAAACACTAAATCTTTTAGATAGTGACCCATACATTGAAAAGTTTAAAACTTGTGAAATGTCATAGTTGGGATAAACTCTGAATTGAGTTGCAAGTATTCTTCTACTTTGTTCCAAATCATCAATCCCAAGCATATCAAGGGATATCGGTTCAGAAAAAGCACCAACATTAAAAGTTCTATTAACCTTTTCCGTTACACCAGTGGTAAATTCAAAGTTACCTTGTGTAAGTCCTCCACCCTCAACAGTTTGTAATCCTACAATGTTGTCAGAAAAGGTACCCGCACCACTACCTGGTCTTGGGGGGTAAAAGTATTTAGTATTTTTTGTTTCTACCGCCATTAAGTTGTTATCGTTGTGAAGTTTTTACTAAAATCAATATTATTTCCTCTACTTTGTCTAACCTCATAAAGAAGAGCATTAAATTGGTCTCTAATTTCATATAAGTTATATTGTCTATATATGTTATTTTGAGAGTCGTAGATTGTGTAAATTCCGTCATCAATAGATTTAGTTTGATTACCGTAAAGAGCAATTGCAAGAGACGAAATGTCGTATTCAACCATATCAATCTCTATTGTAACAGGATTAAAAAATGTGTTAGAAATAATAATATTTTGATTTGGTTGTCCAATAAATGGAGTTGCATTTGGTTTGTTTGTTGGTGAGGATGATGGTGACAAAGTTAAAAATATTAAATTTGAATTACCGTCAACATATCTATATCTTATTGATTTTTGTGTTGTGTTGATTTCGTTAGTTACAACAGGCTCACAGAAAAAAGATGAAGTTACAACCCTAAAGAAATTAGGTATTTTTGAACCATCCGCATTCAAGTATTCAATTCTAAATCCAACCAATCCTTGTGGTACAAATTTATTTTGAAATTGAACAGGTACGTTAGTTATGTCAATGACAATACCTTTAACATTTGGTAATGCACTTAAAACACCACAATCTGTGATTACTGTTCTAATTTGAGCGGGTCTTAAATACAGAGTGTAAATTCCTATTTCATTGAATTGTTCTGCAGGTAGCGTCAAATTATATAATCCACCTAAAATTTCAACACCGGCGTTCCCACCTGTTTGCGAATTGTTGAAATAAGGTCTCAACAAAGTTTGAGCATCAAGTTCGGTTAGGACGAAATTATCCGTAACATCTCTTGATGGAGTGTAATTCATTATTATTTGCACGTCTTCAGGTGATACATCACTTGGTCGTATTGTGCCATATGAACCGATTGCCATAGTTTCTTTTTATCTTATAAATAGTTTAGTTCTTTTTTTCAACATTAAAAAATCCATATCCGTAGTTAATCATATCTCCAAGATTATCAACCTCACCCATTCTTTGGATTCTTTCATACGCTGAGTTCTTTCCTCGTTCAATGAAAAGGTTAGTTTGTATCTGTGCTTGGTCTATGACTTTCAACAATACTTCATCTTTTGTGATTGGTACTTGTGTTAAATTATTATCAGTGAATCCCGATGATGGTTCAAAAAATATTGTCACACCATCAATATAATCATAATAATTAACATCGTTAATTGTATATGCGGTATATATTGGATTCATGTCACTAATTGCCCCCCATATTTGTCCGTTTTTAATTACAGGGGTTCCGACTTGATATTTTACAGACCCATATAACGCCAAATCAGTAATACTCGATTTCGTTAATCCTGAAACTGTATAAGGTACGGTAACATAATTCCAAGATGTTTGAGCAGAAACTTCATTTATTGCATCTCCTGAAAAAATATAATCATAACTTACAGGGGTACCTACCCAATTTCCACCTGCGGGAATAAAAAATGCCTCACCATTTGGATTTGTTGGTGTAACTAAACCGTATGGTGTTGTGATAGTTTTAGAAACTCTTGTAATCCCCCACGGATTTGTTTGTTCTAATGATATAACATATTGAGCATTCGCAGTTGGATAAGTATGACTTAACGAATTTGGTGTATAATTTGTAATTGTTTGTTTTGGTGAACCGTCACCCCAATCGACCTTATATGAAGATAAATCTAAAAATTTTTGAAATTCGCTAGATGTATTGTAGATGTTATAAACGTAAGGGTTTGAAGTTGTTGATGAAAAAATAAAATTTGCAACAACATCTTTTTGTAAAACCGCACCATCAAATGGACTGTAATAACCAACGTCTACCGCAGTTTGTCTAATCAAAATAGGTATGGTTAATCCTGTCAACAATGAAGTACCATTTGGTCCCGCACTCAATACTTGAGTCATTGCAGAATAAACCCCAACAGTTTGACCTGTATAAGTATTATTTACATTCTGACCTTCAAGATTTACAAGAAATAAATCTCCAAGTATGGTTTCAGGTGATACTATAATTTTATAAAAATCTTCCATTATTTTGGATTAACATATTCATACCATTTTATGGGTATCGAAGCACCCGCTCTGCCCCCTAAACTACTATAATCCGTTTGAGAAGGATTCATACTAAAAACTTGGTAGTTTCTTTTTTCATAATCCAACTCAACTCTATAATAGAAATATTTGGTACTATCAAAAGTAAACTTATCACCAACAATTGATGATTGTGGCATGTTCATCATTTTAGTAAAATATCCATTTTTTGCATCGTAGAACTTAGCGGTCATAAAGAAAGTTTTTATGTCTAAAAAGTTTCTTTTTTTCAACCAATAAATGAAAAACCCTTCTTTATCTCCAACATAATCTAAAACAAAATAAGGTTTTTTAATATTGACTGGAGTTCTTTGCATAATCGCAGGCATTGTTAATCCCTGTTGTGTTGGTATAATAATCGTTATGTAATTTGTTTGACGTTTTTCATCTACATTATCATACAAATCCAACTTAAAAAATGAATTTGAAAAATTATTAGTATAATAATATATTTCATCAGTAGTAAAACCTTCAGAAATATAATTGTTCCTCCAACTGGTTGTTGCACTTAAAGAACCTCCTGAATAAAAATTAAATTCATATTGAATATCAGTAATTTCTATTAGATTATCTGTTAATGGGTTTTGTAATATAAGAGGTGCGTGAGCAAATCTATCGACTTCAAAGTCACCGTATGTACCCGTAACTTTCTTAATAACCTCAGTTTCGTATTCATCAATACTTTGGTCCAAACCTAAATAATCCCAAGTAAGTTCTATTGGTATTACCAATTCTTTATTGGCAAATCCATCTTTTCTTATTTCTACTTTATTCACATTCATCTATCAATGGTTTAACTGGGAAAGGCACTCCAAGTAAATCAGAGTTGTAGTTTATTCCTTCAGGAATCAATCTAAATTGAGACTCCTTAAACGGATAATGAGCAAAGTTTAAAAACGGATAAGTAACTCCTCTATTCAAATTATCCTTAAATCCATAAGTATATAAATCTCTCCATCTGAATTGTTGGTCAGAATTTGAGAAATAAGCGTAGGTTGGTACCCCATCAACAAATTGTATGTCTCCCGTTTCAATATAATCAGAAAAAACTCTAATTGTCATAGGTACATGAGGCTCATAATAAAATCCTGATGCATTGGTTGTTGGATTTTGTGTTGTTTGAAAAATATTCTGATTATATTTTAATTTATGATAATAAGGTGAAACAACCCTTTCTAATTGTTCATAATCATTCCACTCACAGAAATCACCATCAATTGTATCTCCAGACATTAAGTCTTGATTATAATAAAAAGTTCTTGTAACTCCGTTAGTTAAAGTATAATTTGAAGTTTGAATATTTGTATTCGAATTTAAGTTTGTTGAGTCCCACCAAGTATTTGATGTTTTAGTTAAATTAAATTCCCATCCTTGCTTTAAACCAACACCATTGGTCGGATAATTAAAATACCCTGTGTATCCTTTATTGATTATTGTTAAGTACAATTCACTTATTGGTCTTTTTTGATTATCAACCAATCCAGCAAGATTTATATCATAATTTACGGTTACATTATAAGAATTACTACTTGTCTTCTGAGAAACTCTTGAAATATTATTAGGAGTTATTGAACTGTATTCAAATTTTTTTTCTTCAACAAAAACATTTTTTTCAAAACCGTTTTTAGTCATAATACAGTCGTTTACGTTTGTCAAAATTTTATGTTCTCTAACATAATATTTTGACCTTGTTTCTAAGATAGTATCAGGATTTATTACTCTTTTTAATGTTCCCGTCGTTTTGTTTGCAAATGTTGTTCCCGTGTATCCAATATTATAAATGTTGAACACATATATATCACTCCCAAACTGTCCGTTACCCAATGAGTATACTTGAAACAAGTTTGTATTGTCATATGTTAATGATAACTCAACATATTCACCAACGGATAGTCCGTGTGGGCAAATACATTGAAACGCAATAACATTACTTCCATTTTGTAACGCATTGTTTATATAAAAAGGAATTCCGTCAGAAGCCTTCCAATTTAAACTTGTACCATCTAAAGCGTAAAATAATTGTTTATTATAATTGTTTTGATGAGCATAACTTACATAATATGTCCAATTGTACGTGTATGCACTTTTAGAACGATAAGTAATATGTTGGTCACTAACATTAGGTCTATAAAAGTCAAATTCATAATACTGTGGAAATCCCTTCCAAATTCCATTTTGTTTTGAAGATATTGGGTCAACATAATAAAGTAAATTTCTAAATGGAACATATTGTGTTGTCCCCGTATAAGTGTTTGAATATAGATAGTTTATTTTAAATGTTGGTCTGAAAATTGTACATTTTTGTCTTTCATCTTCATATAACTGAGCTAAACTAATACTTTGACTCCTATTGTATTCTGTAATCTGTTGACTTTGTTCTTCTAAAGACAAAGAAATATCTTGGTCAACAAAAGGTGCTGACTTATATCGTAAACTACTAGGTATGATTGTATACTTATTCATTATTCAATTACTGAGTATTTTGTTTTAAATAGGTCTAAAGCTGTTTCACCTTTAACTGTTCCAAAATAAAAATGGAATGGTGCTCCAACTATAAATCTATTACCTGTCGCGTTGAAGGTGTTACTTGCCTCGTATTGACCATTTGTTTTAACAGCAAAAATATACCCCCTTGCATATAAATCACTAATACTTGACGTTGTGGGTCTGAAATAATTTGGGGTACCTAAAGATGTTCTATCAAGTGATTGATATCTTTTGTTTTGAACAATATCATTTTGTTTTGTTGCCCAGTTATTATATTGACTACCAAAAATTAAATTGTTGGTGTTTTGTATCAACTCCCATTGATAGTTTGGCACCACTTGTGATTTAATACCATACGGATACGGGTAGTTAGCACTATTATCAGGTGTCCTAAAATTTATTCTACCAGGTGTTAAATAATCTTTCATCTGAATATTTTGAGTGGTTGATGAAAACCAAACCGCCATGACAGGATTATTCTGAGTTCCAAGGATAGTTGTTGGAGTATTTGTGGAGGTTGTCGCATAAAATTCAGGAGAAAAGTTAATATTACCAACTTCACTGTTTATTGAACATAATTGAACAAAATCACCATCAACTCTTGCTCTAGGTGTGAAAAATCCAAAAATACCAGTACCTCCTCCATAAGGTCTCGAAAACAAAATACCGATTGCATCATTTGCAAAACTTATTATTTGTGTTATAAATCCCGCATCTACCATTCTTGAAATAACAAAAAGATTTACTAAATCGGAAGTATCCCCATAACTTGTTGGATTCAACTCAGGAAGAATATATGCTTTAGTTGAAGGGTCAAAAACTATTTCTGAATATACGATGTCTTTAAACCCTAAATTTATTAGTGTTGTTGGGAACATTAAGTTGTATTCGTTAACCGAAGTATTATCAGGCTGTCTTCTACCAATAAACTTATTTGTATTGATGTTGTAAGGACTACTCCTGAAATAAAAATTAGTTGTACTTTTGTCGAAATAAACAAGGTCTCTAGGGATTACAGGGTCTTCAGGTTTGTTTTGGGTATCATAAAAAGTATCTACTTGTATTGGAAACATATATAATGAACCATTAACCCAATTGTTTGTAAATGTTTGTGAAAGTACTCCTCTACAAAGTCCATAGATAAATCTAAATCTATATCCCCATTCACCCCAAATTTTCCAATCATCTATAAATCCTAATAAATTTAGTGGGTCATGGAACAAAATATAACAACCATTTTTCACAAAGTTATATCCTGTACCTAAAGGGTCATTACATGGTGTTTTTACTTTGAAAGTACTCCCAAAACCTTCATAACAATCCAATGGTACCATACCTGGACAACTAAAACTAGCCAAAACCTCTCCTGCGTTTGGTAAACCATTCAAGTCAGGACTAACTTGGGAAGCTCCCGCGCCGTAACCAGCATTTTGTCCAACACTATTGGTTACTATAAAATACATTCCAAAATTTAAATTTTGTTGTAATATACTTGGGTTTTGACTCCAAGTATTACCATCCAATTTGTCGGAAGTAGGTAACCTATCGTTTCTCAAAACATTATTAACTTGAGTAGGTATACTCATATTAAGTGAAGGGTAGAAAGCTAATGTAGAATATCTATGGTTAAATGGTGCCCACCCACTAGCAATTGCATTACCATTCACATACGGTGTTATTTCCATGAAACCTAAACCTGAGACATCTTCAGTGTTATCGTATTTTGAACTATCTGTAGTTGTACTCCAATAACCATTAGCAGATGTTGATATCAATTTATTACCACTAACTGTTAAAAATGAAGGAGGTGGTGAAGGTATATTGTTTCTATCTATCGAACCATAATATCCAACATTGTTTGTTGTATATGATGAAAATTGTAATCCGATTGTAGTACTACCAACAATACCGGGTTTAAAAAAATATGATTGGTAAAAAATATCATTCTGATTACTAAATTGTTGAACACTAATTGGACTACTTGGTGGTAACGCTTGAATTGGTATGTTTAATCTTGTTTCTGCTTGTACTATCACATCGTCTTCATTTGGATATCCTAATAATTTACCAATTCCGTACTTATTTTGAAAAACGGGTGAATAAGGGTCAACACCTCTTTGTAATATCAAAATAACTTGATTTGAATAATCTTGAAGTTGTTCTAAAGGATTTATAGTTAAAAAAGGAGTTGGTGTCCAAAAAGTACTAAAAAATTCTTGCCATAAATCGATAGTTGTTGGTGTGTTTATTATATTTGGAAAAGTTTGTGTCGAACCTGTATTCCAAATCAAGGCAGCTTCAGAAATAGTTATTGCCGTCACAACTTGAAAATATTCAATGTCTGCCGGATATATGTTTTGAGTAATTGTTGAACCCGAAGGAAGATTATAACTTACTGGAGTGGCATTCGTTGTTTGCGTTGACGCGTAGGTTATATTAACAATTGAAGGTCCTGTATTATATGAAGTTCCACTAATACCATATGTAATACCAGTACTTGTTGACCCCGTATACAAATAGTTTTTATCTTTACTACTTGTAGGTGAAACAAATGTGATTAAATCTCCTGCACTATAATTTGCAATACTTGTACTAGCAAGAACTGTGATGGTATTATCTAAATGGTATTTACCCACATTTGAATTTTCCGCAAAAGTAACTTTGATTTTGTTTGTACCAGTAAAGAAATTACCCCTTTGATTAAAAATGTTTATACGTTCACCTAAAGGTAAACTTTTTGATGACATACCAACATTTCTTCCAAAAGTATTACTATAATATGTTCTGTTGGTAAAGGGTACTTTATAATAAATTTGTGTTTTATCACCTGCAAATCCAGCAGTTGCAATAGATGCCATGGTTGCAAACGTATCAACATCATCAGTATTTATTGGTGGTTGTAGGTTTGAGTAATATTTTTGATAACTATCAAAATAACTTGACGGATATGAAACATAACTCAAATAACCTGAAGCGGATGCTTCATTCGGGTTTTTAGGCGTTTGTGAATTTGGGCCAACACTGGCATCAACACTACATTCACAAGTATCACAGTCAGGATAAGTTAACATTGTCAATGACATATCTGTGTTTACTTCATCACAATCTATACCCAACTCACTACAAATCCACCCAAAAGGACAAATGTCAAAAAACCCTACGTCAAGACATAGTCCACATAACGCACATAAAAAAGCAATTACTAAAGAATATAAAAATAAAACAACACGTGCAATAAAAATTAAAGGTAATCCAATCAATTGGATTATTTGAAATAAAAATGAGAATAAAAAATACAACAAATCAAAATTTCTAAATCCTTCGTTTACTGGAAATTTATTTACAGTTGATTCACAAGAATTGTCATCGATTTCTTTAATACCAATAAATCTACCTCTAGCACCTTTTTTATATTCATCAATTAACTGTGAAACAGTATAAACCCTATTGAATCCAAATTCATAAAAAGTGTCTTCACAATCAATAGCTTCGTTTAATTTGGTTAAATAATCAACACCTGTAAACCCATCAGTATACCCACTCCAAGCTAATCCAAAATAATATGAACTAGCCAATTTTTTTTTGTTAGAAGGATTAACATTATCATTCAAAGGGTCTAACGTAGAATTTATCCATCCATACTCCTTAACATTAGGAACTAAAAAATATGGTCTTCTAGTTTGTTCTGTCAACGTTGGAGATTGTTGCCATTTTATTTTAAATCTATATTTGGCTTTAGTTGGAATACCAACTGTTGGGTCATTCGATAAAACTTTTTCTCCAAACTCATTTGTGATAAAATAATCCAAATTCATAGGTAATTCGGTTAACCACGCACCGTTTCCATCAATAATATTTCCAGATTGTTCTAACTGATATTGTTCAAGAACAGGGTTACCGTCACTATCTTGGTCGATTGTTTGTCTGATTGCCAATATTTGGCCAGGTCCCGCAACTAACTCACACAAATTACCCAAATTGTCTTTTGGTTTGTTGTTTTCTCTAACCCTCATATTATCAGGACTACTGAAAATAGACCCCATAAATGTTGATGTTGGTTGGATATCGATATTTGCGTCATCTCTTAAATCAAAATCAACTCGATTGATGGCGATATCACATAGTTCAGGGTCTCCCCATAATGGTGATACCTCAACTGATTTAACTATGTTAAGAATTTGTGGTAACGAATTTAAATCATTTGATGTTCTAAATCTATTACCAGCAACTTGAGCTTCAGTTGCACGCCCCATTCTAATTAAATCTTGAGGTGTTAAAGAAAACTCCCCAATATCAGATAAATCTACGTCCATAACTAAAGAGTGATTACCTTGCGGTACACCCATAATCATGTAATCACCACTTTCATTTGTTCTTGAAGAAAACTTATAATACTTGTCGTAAATTTCAATTGCGGTATTACCCGTTAAAGCATCTAATCTTGTGGGTAATGTACCCGTAGCGGCATGTGTTGAATATGATTGTTCGTATGGTAACAGGTTATATCTAAACCCGTCTTCGTTTCTATCACTTGGAGATTTGTATGGATATATACTTGATATTAGTGGATTTGATTGGTCAACTAATTCGATAGGAATAAAGATTGCAACTCTTGCATTTGGTATACCAAATCCGTTGTTTGCAGTTACTCTACCCACTACTACACCGTATTCCGCACAACTTTTTGTGTAGACATCCTCTTGTTGTAATGTTAATGATAATACTTCTAAAAACTCAAACTGTTGGTCCAGTTGAACATTTATTGTTTTGTTTACCCCTAACTCAGTCCTAATTCTATATGATTGACTCATTAAGTTACTTTAATTTATAAATAGTTTATGTGGAATTTTTAAAATAGTCCACACCATTAAATTATAAATTAAAATAAAAGAAAATAAACTTGTTATGAAAAAGTTACTGATTGGAAATTCTTAACCGAGACTCTAATATCTTTATTAGGGTATCTAACTTGATATACTTGAGATGGTTGAGCAAATATTGTATCGTCAACAGGACCAATCAGTTTTATTTCAGGATTAGTGTAAATCATAGAAGTTTCAGCAGATGAATATTGTCCACCAACCTCGTTAAATACTTCCATATTTGCAACAGTTAAAACACCATTTGTATTTTGAATTAAACTTCTAATCTCAGAAAGATATACATTCTGTCCAAGTTGTCTGATTTGAGGATTAAAGTATGTTGAGATTTTATCAACCACACTAGAAATCACTTGACCTGAGTTCTGAGCAGAATCCAAAACAATAGAAACATCTAAACTTAAATCAATAACTTCAGCACTGAATATTGAAATGTAATCATTCATCATTCTATAATTTGATAAATAATTTGCAATATTTTGTCTAAGTGTGTTTGATACGACGTTTGTTAATTTACCTGAAGTATCATACGATAAAATTTGAATTAGAATTTTGTTGTCATTTTCAGTGATTGATACCTTTGCAGGTGCCCCAAATTGAGCTGGCATGTTTCTAATTAACGATTCGTAATCTTGAACCGTAACTGCTCTTTTTTGTGCCGCAAAATTAAATGAAACATAATTTCTAATTTCTTCTAAAGATGGTATACCGGCTCCACCTACTGCAGCAGTTACGTTATTACATCTTAAAGAATTAACTACAGATGAGTTTGTTGTTTCAGATGGTCCATTAACAAAGAAAGATACAGTTCCGATTTGGTTAATCACATTTGTACCTAAGTTTGTCGCCAATCCACCACCAACTCTATATTGAATAAATAATGTTGAGTTAGGCGTTAAAGTTGCACCCAAAGATAAGTTGTTTGAATATTTTTGTAATTCTAATGTTGTACCTAAAGTTGTAAATTGATTCAATTGGTCTTGAGCAGTATTTGTCCCACCACCAAATGTCATCTTTTTAAATCCTTCAGGTGTATACTCAGTGATGAATCTATCTTGTGTTTGAATATATCTACCAACTTTGATACCTGGTTGGTCAGAAACTTTTGTAGGGTCTTCAACAAACACTCTGTCTTCTGCTAATGCATCCACTTCATACCATCTATTTTCCAACCCTAAAAATTCAGCAGTTGTTGGTGTATTTGTATAGTTGGTACCATTTTTTAATAATACACTTGTAATACCCAAAACATTTTTTTCAGGTAAAAATAATTCGAAGAAAGGTTTTACATCATTAGCATTTATAACTCTTTTGAATACTTTGGTAATACCGTTTACAACCACTTCTCTTTTTGTAATTGTATAGTTTACCAAAACATTATTGGCATTAAAATTAGGTATTTTTAATCTGTTTGGAAATCCCTGAGCATTGTATGGTGACGCAAAGTCAATATCGTAAACGTTTTCAAAAACAATACCAGCACCAACTACTTGTGAACCTCTTGTCAATGTTCCGAGATATCTTTCATCTTCCTTGTCTCCAAAAGCAGGAACAGTAATTGAAAAATCAACTAAAGCAACCGAAGGTCTTTGTCCTGGTAATTTTAAACCATAAGTTCTTGCAATGTTATAAATTGATGACCTTTGTTGGGCATATTGTAATACAGTTTCCTGAATACTTCTGTCAATATTATAATGTAAGTTGTCGGCTACCGCAGCATTTAAATCAAGAAATACCGAAAATACCGATGCATCATTGAAATCCTGAATTAAATCAGGATAATATGTTCTTGTATAATTTAAGAGCTCAGTTCTTATTGACTGATAATCCCTACTGGTATATGATATTCTATTATTTGCCATCTTATTTAAATATTGATAATTACAAAATCACTTTGACCAAAAGTTGAGCCGTTGGTTGAGTAATCTATTCTTATTTTTGCAGTGTATTCTGAGGTTCCCTTACCTGGAAATCGATAGATTGATGATTCACTAGTTCCAATTAAATTTTGTCCTGTAGCTATATCAACTTCTTCTTTTGGGTCGGCTGGTGTTATACTTAAACTATTGACTAATAAATTTGGCATAAAATTTTCAATAGCATCTCTGATATCTGATTCAATAGCATTAAATGTTAATCCATCAAATGGTTCAAAAAGAAACTCATATAATCTTGTTCCAAATTCTGGTAAAAAGTATCTCGAACCTTTTCTTGTCAATAATAAGTGAATCAAGTCAGCCTTAATTTCTTGCGCTTGGAGTTCCGTTAATTCTAAATAATCACCTCTTCTAGAATCTCTGAAGGGAAAATTTATACCATAAGTAATACCATTTGCCATAACTATAAATATAATGTGTTATTTTTTTCTTATAAATAGATTAAAAAACAAAATCCCAACAAAGGTTGGGATTTTTATTATTTAAGATGAACATCCAAAACATTCAAATGGACTATCTTCAGGTTTTGTTGGTAACATATTCAATTCAACTTTAGGTGTTTCAATTTTTGGTTTTGGTTGTTGTATTTTTGAAACATCAACCGCCAAATGTTTTGCTCCTGTTGAAATTGCTTTAGTTCTTACATAGTAACACAAAGTTTTTAAACCTTTTGACCATGAATGGAAATGGGAAGATGTAATTTTTGATAGTGTTGGGTTAGCCATATAGATATTCATAGATTGTGATTGGTCTATAAATGGTGCTCTGTCTGCCGCCATATCAATAAGTTCTTTCTGTGAAATTTCCCAAATTGTTTTATACTTGTTAATTAAGTGTTCAGTTCTTTTAACTTTTTTAATATAATTTTTATCTTCAGGGTCGAGGTAATTATTGAAGTTAATATTTTGAATTGAACCTTCGTTCATAATAATTTCATTTTTTAAATCTTCACTCCAAATACCAATTTTTTCAAAATCGTTAATTAGATACTTGTTTACAATCATAATTTCACCGCCAACTACTCTTCTATTGAATAAAGCCGAATGAGCGGGTTCTGTCATTTCAAACGAACCTGTAATTTTAGCAGATGATGCCACAGGCATTTGTGCAGTAAACAAACTGTTACAAATACCATATTTTTTTACTTCTTCCTTCAATGTTTCCCAATCCAAAAATAAATCTGATTCATCCAATCCCCACATGTCAAATTGGAAAACACCTTGTGACATTGGCGACCCATCAAAATGTTTATAAGGATTTCTAACACCCGCTTTACATAGTTCCATACTTTCGGTAATTGCAGCAAAGTAAATCGCCTCAAAAATATTCTTGTTTAACGTTCTTGCTTCTTCTGATGTAAAAATGTAATCCATTAAATAAAACACGTCTGCCAATCCTTGAGTTCCAATTGCAATTGCTCTTTGTTCAAGACCTCCTTTTAATCCTTTATCCGTTGAATAGTTGTTTTTGTCTACAACATTATTTAATGCTTTAACAACTTTTCTTGTTTCGTCAATCAATAACTGATAGTCAAACTTACCATCCTTAATGAAATTTTTTAACACCATTGAAGACAGTGTACAGATTGCAGTTGTTTCTTCATCTGTGTATTGGTAAATCTCATTACATAGATTTGATTGTTTAATCACTCCAATATTTTGGTGATTAGTTTTTTTATTTGCATTGTCTTTAGAACATAAGTAAGGAACCCCAGTTTCAATTTGTGACTCAATAATTTTAGTCCAAACATCTTGAGCCTTTATTTTTTTACCAAGACCCATTTCAACCGCTTTATTGTAGTTTGCCTCGTACTCGTCACCATAACACTCTTGAAGTGGTTTGATACCAGCCTTTAATATATCGTTAGGACAGAATAGGTACCAATCACTACCTTCTTTTACCGCTCTCATAAAGTTATCAGGCATCCATAAAGCTGTAAATAAGTCTCTTGCTCTCAACTCCTCAACACCTGAATTCTTTTTAATTTCAAGTAAATCCATGATATCTTTGTGCCATGGTTCAAGGTAAATTGCAGCACTACCAGGTCGTCTACCTTGTTGATTAAAGAATCTTAATGATTCGTTAACAATCTTTAAGTACTTCAATAAACCACCTGCGAATCCACCTGATGAGTTAATTCTACTTTCTTTACTTCTAATGTTAGACATTGATAGTCCAATACCTGCAGCGTCTGAAGAGTATGTTGAAATATCATTCAAGGTTTGTAATAAACCATTACGTGAATCTGAATTGTTATAATGTAAGACACATGACGCTAATTGAGGTACTTTGGTACCTGCGTTAATCATGATTGGTGTTGCAGGTGAAATAAGTTGATTAGATAATGATTTATAATAATCTACTGCTTCTTCAAATGTATTTGTAACCCATAGAGCAACTCTCATATACATGTGTTGTGGTCTTTCAATTACTCTACCTTGAGGTGTCTTTAACAGATACATCTCTTGTAATGAACGCCAAGCAAAATAGTCAAAATTATAATCGTTTTCATGGTTGATAACTTCATCAATTTTGTTAACACCGTATTTCTCAATAATTACCATTAACTCATCATGAATGATACCATCAACATGTAAAGTATGTATTGTATTTGAAAAACTTGGGTCAGTTTCTTTATGATAAGATGAAATTGCAACTGATGATGCCAATCTCGAATAATCGTGGTGACTACCAGTGTAAGCCGCCGCAATCTCATAAATGAGTTTATCCAACTCTTTTGTTGTTATCAAACCCTCAGTTGGTACTGAAGTAATTACCTTAATAAAAATCTCATCAGAATTGACATTCAACCCTTTTGCAGCTCTTTTAATTCTATTGTAAATCTTTTGTGGATTAAAGGACGCATCCTCTCCATCTCTTTTTTTAATTCTTAATGACATCATAATCTATTTTTTTTTAGAAATCTTCAACAAATGAAATAGTTTCATTCAATTTTGCTTTTTGGTATTCAACGGTTCTTGATTCAAAGAAATTACCTTTAGTTTCAACCGCAATTTGTTCCATGAATTTGAATGGTTGTTCAACATTAAATTGTTTTTTACAGCCAAGTTTAACCAAAAGACCATCAACAACAAACTCAAGGTATTGTTTCATCAAGTTTGAATTCATACCAATTAAAGAAACGGGTAATGATTCCGTAATAAATTCTTTTTCAATTTCTAAAGCAGATAATAAAATTTCTTTAATTCTTTTCTCACTCGGTTTATTCTCAACATGATTATTCAATAAATGAATTGCGAAATCACAATGTAGATTTTCATCTTTGAATATGAGTGAGTTTGCATTAGCTAAACCTTGCATAATTCCTCTAGATTTTAACCAAAAAATTGAACAGAAAGAACCTGAAAAAAAGATACCTTCAACCGCAGCAAATGCGACTAATCTTTCTTGAAAGGAAGCATTTTGAATCCAATTTAAAGCCCAATTGGCTTTTTTCTGAACCGCAGGTAATCTATCAATTGCATGGAAACACTCATCCTTTTCTTCAGGATTTGACACATATGTATCAATTAAAAGTGAATACATCAATGAGTGAATATTTTCCATCATTAGTTGAAACCCATAAAAGAATTTGGCTTCAGGATATTGAACTTCTTTCAAAAAGTTTTCCGCCAAATTTTCATTTACAATACCATCAGACGCAGCAAAAAACGATAACACATTTTTAACAAAAAACTTCTCATTATCTGATAGGTTTTCCCAATCTCTAATATCATTTGTTAAATCAATTTCTTCCGCAGTCCAAAACGCAGCTTGGTGTTGTTTGTAATATTCCCATATGTCGTTATGTTCGATTGGGAAAATAACGAACCTGTCAGGGTTTTCTTTTAAAATTTTTTCCATAGTTATATTTTTTAATTTACGATTGTTTTTGTTCTTCTCTTTGTTTTCTTTTTTCTAAAAGTTCTTTAACTCTATCTCGTTTTCTTTCTTCTTGTTGTTCTTCAAACCCTAAGAAAGTAACAGAACTTTCAGTATCTATTTCAAGTAATTCGTTGTTGAATTTGCAATTTTCAAAAACTACACCATCTTTACCAATACGCGACTTGGTAATTGCAATGGTTGCCAAATTCATTTCTTTTTGTTGTAGTGTTTTTGCTACCGATATGATAACGTGTCCTACTTGGGCTTTCTTAATTGAACCACCCATTTGGTCAGTAGTCACAACCTCAGAAGAGATTGATGACCTGTTACCTTGTGTTGCAGTCCAGCCTACCAATGATAACTCATGACACATCGCTTCAAATCCTCTCATAACCGAACCCTCAGCTTTCCACTCATCTTTACTTGTACTTTCAGGGACCACACAATCAATATAGTCTAAAAGAACTAAATCTATTTTTGTTCCATCAGCAATCATTTTTCTAATTTGATTTTTAATTTGATTCATTGACATAGAATCTGAAGGTAATTTTTTTAAGATTAACTCATTTTTCATTGTCTCTTTAATTTCCGTGATTTTATCCATCACGGTTTCTTTATGTTGGACCAAATTATCTGGTTCAATACCAGTCCATAGAGTGAAGTGCTTACGTTGAACAATCTTTGGATTATCTTCAAAGAAGATTTGAAGAACATTATATCCAAGATTGAATGCTGTGTTTGCAATCTTAGTTAGGATTGTTGTTTTACCAACCCCTGTTGGTGCAAGAATAACACCAATTTCACCTTTAGCCAAACCACCTTTAAGTAGTTTGTCTATCCCTGGTATTCCTATAGGAATTGGGTGTCTAAAGTCCTCGTCTAATACAGTATCAAGATTGGAGAAGATATCTGTTGTACCCGTGTCTCTTTCACCAACTTGTAACGCTTCACGAACCAATCCCTCAACTTTATCATATGATTCAAAGTCTCCTTCGGTGATAATTTTTTGGGCTTTGTCCATTGCCTTTTGAAGTTCTTGTTGTTTACAGAATTTCAAGGCTTTCTCTTGAACGAACTGAGTTCCTTCAAACGGAGCGTCTTTAATTTGTTTGATGGTGTCAAGAACTATTTTTGCAACAAGTTCTTGTGAGATTTCGGATTTAACGATTTGGTCAAGAGTTTCGAAATTAGGGGTAGATTGATATTTCGCATGATACTCTTTTGTCATCTGTAAGATGATTTTAAAATACTTATTATCAAAATATGTACTCTCAATAACATCCATAATGGATGTTGAGAATTCTTTATCTACAATAAGTTGATTTAATAATTGTATCTGAAATGTATTTCCTAAATAATCAAAGTTCTTGTTCATATATCGTTTGTGTAACCCCCTGTTTTATTAAATATTTACTTACTTAGGTCAACGCCCAAATAATCAAAACTTAATTTTGAGGATGAAAAAATGTCAGTTAAATCTCTCAAAACTTCTTTCAAAAATGGTCTCACGTCAACCGTATATCGAACTTTTGGTGGGAATAATTTTCCATCAAAAAATCTGTGACATATTGTCTGTTCACCAATTTTGATATAAAGGTTAAATTGTTCACTACCTTCAGTGAATGATGTATCCATAATTGATGGGTCACTCACAATTGCATCTTTGTTGTCAATCATGTAAATAATTGTTTTCATCTTTAAATGATACTCAAGTTCTTGTTTGAATTGTATCATATAGTAATACAATTCCAATGAATTTTTTGCGTTTGGATTAAACCCTCTAACATTGAAAAATCTTTGAACTACAATGTTGTCATTCAATGTCATCAGGAATTCCATTTTGGTGCTGTCTTGTTCTTTCATATTTAATTTTTATTTGTGTTTCTTTTTTCTTTTCTAATTAGTTTCATAAATGGTTTAAGGAAATTAACCCATGCTTCGTCATCTCTTGGTAGATATTTGAAGAGACCATCCTCCATCATCATTCTCATTAAGTTTTTATATCCTCTATCTGTAGGGTCTATAGTTTCAGTTAGTATTTGTGTCACCAATTCTTTTCCATCATCCGTAATTAAAGGGTTTGTCAAATCTACAATCTTTTTGTTTGTTGTATAAAACTCTTCTCCAAATATAGTTGATTTTGACTTACCGGTCAAAATATTATTAAGAACTTTTATTGGTTTCTTTTGAGGGATTTTTCCTGCATTATATAATATTTCTTCAACAGTGCATGGTTTTTCACGCAATTCAGGGAAGTATTTTAATAAAGTTTTTTCACCGAGTCCTTCAATACCATCAATGTTGTCTGATTTATCTCCCGTAAAGATTTTAGTTAACAATACATTATAGTGAGGAATTTCCACTTTATTGATGACAATGTTATCACCGTTCTTGAAGTATTGTTTTGTAATCGGAGAATAGATAGTAACGTTCTCAGAAATAAGCTGGGTAAGGTCTTTGTCCGCGGAGAAAATAATAATCTTTTCATCTTTGGCAATCTTACAGTAATAGGCAATCAAGTCATCCGCCTCGTTGTTAGATATCTCAACCTGACGAACAAATATTTCCTCGAGATACTGTTTAACACGTGACTGTTGATACAAATACGACTCGTACTTGTATTCGTTCATATCCTGTCTTCTGTTTGCTTTATACTGGGGGTATAAACCTTTTCTAATGGATGAGTTTGAATCTCCGTCCCAAAACACAACAACTTTATCATGGTTGTGTTCGTCAAGGAATTTGCGGAGTATATTCACAAAATGATATACCCCACCAACATGAGCCCCGTCACTGAATACGTCTTTGGCACCATGAAATCCTATCTTAAATAAATTATTTCCGTCTACGAGTAATGTCTTAATCACAAGTGTGATTTAATGGGTGAAACAAATATCAATCTTCCTTTTCTTCTTTTAAATCAAAATCTATAGATGTAACTCCAAGAATGTCTTTCCAATAGTCAGCATATTCTTTTTTGTACGATTCAATAGATACCTTTTCTTCCGAAGCCTCTTTTCCTGCCAAGAAACCGTGTGGTGTTACGATTATCTTTCCGTCTTCATAACCCAATCCATTGATGTGGTTTTTCATAACAGAAACTTTTGTTCTAATCGCGAACTTAACACTTCTCTTGTCTTTTGTTGCGGTAATCTTGTTTGTTCCCGCACCTTTTTGATTACCAAATAAGAATACCAATGATGAGTTTAACCAAATGGCTTCACCACCTTTAGCTTTAATCTTTGGTTGACCGAATGGATTGTCAGGTAATTCAACCCAAGGTTGGTTAACAATAACCAATGTGTTTTCGTATTTTGAATCAGCTTTACGAGAACCTGAAATACGTTGGTTGATACCCATACCAATTTTGTCTGCAAGTGTAGATGCGTTGTGTTGTTTACCACCTTTACCTTCAAAGGTCATCTTACAAGGAACTGAACCAACAGAATCCCATAAGAACAACAAACTATAATCTAACTCACCTTTTTCTTGCGCATCTAACAAACTATTGATATAATCTGTAATTTGTTCAATGTAGTCAAAGTCGTTGTTGAAGATGTAAAAACCATCCCAATCAACTTCACCTGTTGCTTCATCAACAACTTCCTCACATTCAAAACCCATAAGCTTTGCGTGTTCAAAAGACCACTTTTGTTCTGTGATGATGAATACAGGTAGAATACCTTTTTTCTGAGCATCAACGGCAGTTTTAACCAACGCTGTAGTTTTTCCTGTATCTGAGTGACCCAAGAACATATTCAAATGTCCGATAGCGGGACCAGGTAATCCAACCGCATCTAAGAAATCTTGACCTAAATCAAAGAATCTTTGGGGTTTGTATTTCGCAGAAGTTGAGAATTTTTTCTTAACTGAACTGAAATCGTTTTTCTTTATTGCCATAATGATATAAATTAAACATGTATGGTACCATACAAGATACCATACATGATGTGTTTTGTTTTATTAGAAAGGTAAATCTCCGTCAACCTCGTCATTTGCCTGAGGGTCAACAATAGTTGTTTTTGTTTCAGCCTTTTTAGCTCCACCCATAGATGTTGTAGATTCGGCATCGTTACCATATACATAACCGCCTTTATCACTATCCCATTTTGGAGTTTCTCCACGAGCAATTGCCTCAAGGTATTCAACAGGTTTTTTAGAGTAAACATCCAACCAAGTCAACTCATCGTTAATCCAAGAGTCAGCCTGAACTTTCTCCTCATGAACAGGTGCTGGGTCATCATACATAATAGTAGATACACTTGTGTATTCTTTACCTGCAGGTGTTTTAGATTTTGTCAATTCAATGATAAGGTCACGTCCTTTTTCAGGGTCAGTAATATCACCTTTATTTCTCCAAATTGGAATTATTTTATCCAAAATACCATCGTTCTTGTAGTTATGTTTAAATCTCCAAAATTTTGGTCCGTCTTCTTCGTGGTCTCTGTCAATTACTTTTACAATATAGAATTTACGAGACTTGTATTGTTTCGCCAATTCTTTATCAGATTCTTTACCTGTTGACATCAATTCTTCGTATACCTCGTTTAAAGGAGAACGCTCATTGTCATTCTTTCCTGGGTCATAGAATTTTTGCCATTGTCCACCTACTTGGATTTCGTGATACCAAGCCTCTTTAAATGGTGAAGAACCATCTGGTGTAGGTAGAATACGTACTCTACGTTGTCCTGATTTCTCTTTGTCTCCTAAGATTAAAGCGAAATACTTCTTCATTCTTTCGTCTTGCGACATTTTACTTTGGGCCCCGCCCCCTGATTGTTGTGCTTTTTCGTACTGTGCCAATACGGCGTCTAATGAACTCATCATGTTTTTTAAATTTTAAATTGTTAAGTTGTTATGCAAATATAATCTAGTTTTTTGGTTTTGTCAAACAAAAAAGCCACCTCAAGGGTGGCTTTCGTAAATATAATTTTTGTTATTCTTAGTATTTGAAATCGTCCTTAAATCCGTTTCCTTGAAAGGAACTTTTAATGTCATTTACGTTAATATCGGTTACGTCATCAGGAGTTAAAACATAATCATTTTTTCCTGTTTTTTCCATATCTTCTTTCTTATCATCAAAAAATTGTGATAGTTTTTGATTGAATGGGTATGAATCGTAACTTCTTAATTCTAATTTTTCTTGTGGGGTTTTTTCTCTATATTTTTCAATTTTGTTTTCTAAAGCATTAAGTTTGTTCATAATAGCATCCATTTCCCCTAACCTTGACTCCAACTTATTTAATTGACCAAATAAGTTTTCAAAATAATCATCTTGTTTTTGTTCAATATTTTTTTGTGAATCAACTAATTCAGTTATATCTAATTCTTCCGAATCTGAACTTTCTACATTCCCTTCTTCAGATTTACCTTCATCATCGATTTTTTCAACATCCGGGTCGTTTTCCACGTCAATTGGTTCAGAACCACTTGGAGTTGTTGGTGGAGGTGGGGGAGTTGTTGTAGCATCTGCTGGTGGAGGTGGAGGAACAGCTCCTGCTTCAGGTGCTAATGCCCCTAAATCAGGTATTGTCGCTTCTTGTTCTATAATATAATTGTTGATACTTTTGTATCTATTTATTTCGCTCAATATTTTTTTATCTAAACTCATTTTATTATCCGTTTAATAATTGTTTTATTCCGTTAGCGGTTTCAACTCTAACTTTTCTATTGGCGGTTGTTTGGTGACCAGCTCTTTCAATAAGACCGTCTCTTTCTCTTACAGTATAACAATCTCCTGTATCTAAGTCGCAAACTTGTTTAGTTCCGTCACCGTTATCTTCTTGTGAAAATCTTGTAGATTTACCAAGATAATTATCTAATGCTGATTTAATATCCATAATAATGTTTCTATATAAATATATGATTAAGTTATAAAGTGAATGGAGGTCCAGTCACTGTTTGAATTAACACTTGACCATTTGGTGGTGAAGTATATCCATATGGTGTATATTTCACAACCAATTTAAAAGTTCCTTTACCTGAGATTTGACAAAGGTTAGTGTATTTGGTATCTATACCGCCTTCTACGTTAGCCGACGCTCTATTTCCATTCGCATCTTCAAAATATCTATCAGCATAATTTTGTTCACTAAATGATGATATATTAAATTGGAAAGTAATATATCCACTGTTATCAGGTTTTTTTACGTTAAAATATTGCCATCCGTTTCCTTGTAATGTAGGACTTTCACCTAAATAAGTTATTGACGATGGAAGAGGGGCAAATGTTGGTGTTGTTGAAGGTGTTGGTGTAAAGTTAAAATTAAATGTTTGTTGAACGTTTTGAGGGTTTTTAACTTTATCAGTAGGAACTGCAGTAACAGTAAATTTAATTTTAACAGTTTGACTAGAAGTAACAGGAGTTGTTTTAAATTCATCAATTGGGTTAGTTATTAACATACTTTGAACATTTGCATATGTTATAGTAAACGTATTACTTGAAACATAACTTGATGTTTTTGTGTTTACACTTCTGTTTAATGTTTCAGTTTTAACATTATTAACAACATTATTATCATAAACAGATATTTCCATTTCAACTTCTTGTTGTAATGTCCAAGTATTAAGTGCTGCCGCTTGTGGATTTACAGAAACCGTTAATTGTTGTGTAACCCCACCTGTAGTTGTTTGTGTTTGACCGTTTAAGGTCACAGGTCCTGTTTGTTGTGGTTGTGTATTTGTGTTAGTAGAATTACTTGGCACTGGTGTAACCTGAGCCGGATTATACGTAAAGTTAACCACACTCGCACTATCACCATGAGTACCCAATACAATTATAGAATTGTTTTGTGCGACCGTTGTATTACTAAATGGAACAATAACACTTATATTGAATGGATTGTTTATTGTAATACCCGTAGTTGTTGTTACTCCATTTATTGTAACGCCAGTTACTTGGTCTAAATCTTTACCAATTATTGATAATATTGTACCACTAATACCCGATAAAGGTGAGAATGAAGTCACTGTTGGTGGTGCACATACAATAGGTACAGTAGTTGTATTCAAATTATTTGTAGGTGTTGTAGTACCTGCATAAGTTTTTGCAATTTTCTCTTTTTGTTTTTTATCTTCTTTTCTGGCTTGGGTTGTTGAGGCAACATTTAATCCAGCAGGTCCCGCAGATTTAAATCCTTCTTTAAAAGTATTATCCAATTTTGTAAATTCACTAACATGGGCGTCGTAATAACTTTCTGAAACTTTTTCGTACGCACCATCCCAATAACAAACATAAAATTTAGTTATTCCCATACCATTACCACTTACCCTACCAAAAACTCTTTCGACATTAGGCGATAATCTTGAAATCATAAAATCAAAAAACCTACCAATATCATCAAAGTTTGCAACAGGTAATGATAACTTTTTGTTTGCGGATGTGTTTACATTAACACACGAAAATGTTTTTGGTGTAAAAAATCCTCTACCTGTACCATAATTATTAGTTAAAGGTAGATTAACAAAGTTGTTGTTATACCCATAAAATACATTTTCTTGGTATACCTGCGCATAACAAATCAAATAGATTAAAACTTGTAAATCAGGGTCATTTGTTTTCTTCTCTAATTCAGTAACAAATTGTTGAGGTGTTAATGAAACTGTTGTTGATTTTTTAGCATCACCCCAATCTATGTAAGCCGAGTTAAGTTTTTCACTACAAGAATTTTCTGCAGCAGCGCTATTATCTCCAACTTGACTAACGTATTTAGCCGCATCAACATCTGTTGTAGGTTTAATGTCAACTTCAGTTTTTTTACTTTTGATAATCGCTTCAATTTTAGTCAATAAATTTTGATTTATACTTTGTAAATAATTTTCGATTGCAGGTAAGTCATAAATTCCTTGTCTTGTACCCGTAAATGAGGTTCTAAAATTACCTTGCGTTATTGCATGGTCTACTTGTGTTATCAGATATGGACCATTAAACATTGGAACGTGTCGTAAATTAAAATACATTGTTGGTTGTAACAAAGCATTACCTAAACATTCTATTTGACATTGGTAACTTCTTTGTTTATACAAATTGTACAAACTAACATTTTGAGTTGCAGTATTCCTACCATTAGCTTGGTCAATCATATTTATTTGAGTTTGAATTGACTCTGACGTGGCTTTACCTCCATCCATTGAAACATTCAATGAATAAAATATATTTTGATTTCTAATACCAACGTCAACATTAAATCCAACACATTTGTTTGATACCGCCCAGTCTTTTTTACCTACAATATTTTCAATTAAAGGGTTATCAGACGCTCTTCTCAATTCAAACGCATCGTCTCTAAACCTTGAATTACCTTTTGGTAAATCTAAATGAGTTGATGGTTGTCCCGCATAAAAACAAATCATTTTGGGACCTGAATTTCTATAATCCACATTTAAGAATGTACCCCACATGTTATCAGCAAAATCTAAATTTCCTTCAGTTTGTGGGATTGTTGTCCCATCAACATCTTGAATATTATAAAAATTAACATAAGCGGGTAATGGCATTACATTAAATTTATTTTTGATTAACATACCACTCATGAATGTGAACACACTCATTTCCATGTTTAAATTGTTTTCTTTAAACATGTCTTTTAAATCAAAAATATCAACAACAATTGTATCCCCAATGTTTCTTGAAGCCCTGTCCAAAAACATAACGTCTTCAAATAATGTTTTTGAGAGGTAATCAGAACCCGCAACCCATTTATCATTTAACGCCTTAAAAACTTCATAGTTTTCAACTTTACTTTGTTGACCATCAATAGCACTAGTAATTACTCTCTCAGGTAACTCTTGTTGGTCGGGTAATTCAACTCTAACATTATTCAAAACTTGATTTAAAATGTTGTTCTGTAAAACATCAGTTGTTCCCAAATATGTTTCTAATCTATTTTTGAATACATCACTAGATAAGTTTGGTGTATATAACTTTTGAGTTGCATACATTTTTATTATTGGCGATAGTAATACAACATTGTTTTCAGTAAACTCAATATTATTATCAATAAAGAAATCGGTTATGTATGAACCATTATTATCATAAACTAAATTTGGTATTGTTGAAAATCCTACTTCGGTTTCTAAGGCTAACCAAGCTTTATCATTTTGAGCTTTAGATGTTGCAAGACTTATTGAACCTGAAGCGGATGGTAAACTATTTTTAACATATGGGTTAAAAACAATTGGGTCCGTAATTGGAAAATTGTTACCTCCTTGAGCTAAATAAGATGCAAATATTCTTCTTTTATATCCCGATGGATTACCATACTTAAGTATCACATCATACTCCATAAAGGCCTTAATTGTACTCGAAAATAATATAAGTTGTTTTTCACCAATTGTATTAAAATATTGACCTGTGGTTAAAGAACTACTTTGTGGTTCAATTTCCATCATAGTAGTAAATAAATTTTGGAAATTCTTAAATAAAGCATTAGGGTCAACAGGTGACTGGTCAATTGGGACATTTAGTTGAGTTCCCAAATCAATATTACCCACAGGTTTAGAAAAATTTAAAAACTCTTGTTCAAACTTATTTAAAATACTTTTATCAAAAACTGAAAATATTTCTTCAATTTTTGAGTAATCTCCGTCCATTAACAAATTAAATGCTGATTGTTTTGTTGTACCAGTTTTAATTTTGTTAACATAAGCATCTGGTTGTGGTTTGGTAATTTGAGAATTATTGAAATAACCAAAGTTTGGTGATGACCAAAGTAATCTAACCGAACCATTATATATTGATGGGTTGTCAATAAAAGGACAAACAGGTGCATTGGCAACTAAACATTCTGTACTTACTTGGTTTATTTGTGAACCAAAAGATGGTACCACATAATATTTTAAACTGTTTGTATTATTTGTTGGGTTACAAAGCGCCCCATCTGTTATCGGCGGTCCGACAACACTTGGTAAAACCACCGACCATGTTTGAATTTTTGAAAAAGTTATTGGTGATGTTAGTGGAAATGCGATAGTTTGGGCATTTATGTTTGAATCGGTGAAGTTAAAAACTTTAACTCCATTATCAATACTTGATTGAATTTCAGCATCAGTATAGTTTACGTATAAATCATAACCATTATAAAAAACATTAAAGTCGTTAATTACTTTTGGATAAAACCCCGTCTGAAGTGAGGTAATATTGTTAGACACATTTTGTAATGTAATTTTATTCTCACCATCAAATTTAAATGTATATGTTTTTGTATCTGAACTTGTAACTGGGTCAAAGTTTGTTTTGTATTCAAAATTTTTCCAACACGTATCTAATATGTCAACATTACTTGTTTTATATGTTTTATATCTGTACCATATTGACCCCATTTTAAGTACCCAAGCATATGGCATCTTATGTATGGCACCATATTTTTTGAAACAAGATGCAATATAATCTAAGTCACTTGAAGCACCAAAAGTTTTATACTTTTCTTTTAGGGAAGCTAAAGGTAAAGAGTTAATAAAAAGATACGCGGCTTGAGTATATGGATATGGGTCTTTTCTTCTCCATTGATAAACACCATTTTGTATTGCATTTATAAAATATGGAGTATTCAACATTGATGTTGTTGTCTCAACATTAACATTTCTGCTTGGCGATAAATAATTTACGTATCCCTCGGTTGGCACAAAGAAATCAGGGTCTTTTCTTATATCATAAAATGCAGATAAATTAGTTACGGTTACTTGATTTGCAGGATTTGAAACTTTCAAATATGAAAAATTTGTAACAGGTCTATTTGTTGTGTAATCATATACACTATTAAAATTAGAAATTACATCTCTATCCTCAAAAACTGTTAAAACTCTATTTGTATTATATACCGCATTTTTTGCACTATCAACACTATTTGCCATATGGGTTGAAACCCATGTTGGGTCAGTAAATGGATAAGTATCAATAACTAACGGTTCATTATTAACACTTTTAACTAATTGTAATAATCCTTCAGTTTTTGTATTTGTTTGAGGTTCTTTACCCAAATCATTCAAACTTAAAATGTTGAAAGAATTTTGGGTTAAATTTCTAATATATGGCGTTACAAAAAAATCTCTAATATAGTCTTGATATGCTCTACCTGTACCCTGATTCGAAATATTTTCCAAAAAAGTTGGGTAGTTTTGTGCAGTAATATTATAATTTTTTAATTTAAGTGTAATATATGGTGAACTTACACCTAATCCTGTAACAATATTATTTGTTTCTGCACTAACAATCAATTTGGTAAGTTGTTCTAATTGATTATTATTTGCACGTACAAATCCTGAGTAATTTGCACTTAAAAATTGTCTTTCCCAAATTTCATAAAAAAACTTAATCTCTTCTTTGTTTACATACGCAATACCCTCGGATGGATATTCTATAGCATTTACATTTATAACATTTGTAGTGTTTTGACTATTGATAGGTGGTTGTACGACAGGTTGGTCAAATTTTTGAGTTAACCCTTTCATGTATTCTTCAACAAATTCTACTTCAGGCCATTTATTGTATAAAAATCCTTTAGTTAAATTCACTACAGATGGGTCTGCAATATATTTTAATTGGAATCTTCCTTTTTTATCTTCAGGTGTTTCAACAAAAAATTGAGGCCATGGATATACAGGTATCTGACCGTTTACCAACCCTTGATTTGAAGCTTGAGCGGTTGCACTAATTTTTGTGTCGTCTAAAGTATCTGTACCTTTTGCTGAAGATGGGTTGTCTAATATTGCACTTTTTCTTATAGGGTCGTATCTTACATTCCATGCATTTGTATGTACTTCATCAAGTAATCGAATGAATCCTTCTGCGGATGCCATGATTACCGCACAAATGTTTCTGACCGTTGGTTTAAACCCAATTCCAGTTGAAGAGTTTTCAATTTTTTTTGCTAAGTCCGCAGTAATTGCAGTTTCATACTCTGAAAGTTTTCGATTTGCTTCTGTTTCCATCTCAGATAAAAGATTCTGAAAATCTTTAAATACAAACAATGGTGGAATAACAATATTCCCCAAAAGGTTTTCAAACCTTTTATCGGCCGTGTCTTTTTCTCTAACGGGTTTAATTTGTCTTTCTAATAAAGTTTGTACCCGTAAAGTATCATCATCAGTTGGCGCTAAAATCCCAGTCAAAGAGGTTGTTGTTTTAACTAAATCAATGTCAGTAAAAGCAACTTGTTTTACAAATGTATTATACGTGATACTATTTTTGATAGGTGTTTTACTATTAACCCCCAAAGTTTTATTTTCTGCCAAATATCCCCTAAAGTCAACCGTAAATGCACTTAAAAAACTAACCGCTTCTTGTTTTTTTAATAAATCATCTATAAATTCTTGTTTAAAAATGTAACATTCTTGACCAGTACCTTTTAGTATTATAGGTTTTGGATTCATATAAATGTTGAACCATGATTTGTTATCACCATAAACTCTATTAAAATAATTTGTCAGAGTTTCTTTGTAAGTTCTAATATTTGTTAATGGTTCAATAATAACAGGTGGGTATGAATTTTGTATTGTTTGTTCAAATGTCAATAATTTATTCATTAGTTGAGCCAATGTTAGCTCAGGAAAATCAGGACTTATCAATCCCTTTGCTTTATATTCACTATAAACTTGAGATATTTTATCATAACCTTTTGAACTAATAACTTCACTTACAATGTTATCTGAACTTATATTAGATTGTTTAGATGTTACATTATCTATACCATTTAGTCTAGATTGTGTATTGGCATTTCCAACCCCTTCGGGTGATGTTATTGATTTTGAAACACTAAAAGTTTTACTATACATGTGTGGTGTTGCAAACAAACTACCCATAGAAACTTCATTCAAAATATTAAACTTATATCCAACAAACTCTAATTCAATTTGGTAATTACCGCTGAACGTATTAAATCTAGCATTGAAAGTTTTTAAATTAAGTTGGTATCTTATTGCCTGCCCATAATATCCTTTTAGTGTTAGATAAAATGGGCAATATGGTAAGTTAAAAAATGCAGAATATGGTGAATCGTTTCCAAGTTGGAAAAGTGCTCTTCCTTGGATATCTTCAAGGGTCATACTCACACTAGGAACAAATGATGTGTTTGTTTTTACATTGATACTTGTAATACCTAATAAACCGTTATCTGTTGCTTTACCTCCTGGGTCTGTCAAAGTAGTTTTAACATATGGGTTTGTACCGTCTTTAGGGTCGATAATGTCAAATTGTTGTTGATTATCACCTAAACCATTTATAGTACCTTTACCTGTCAATTCATCATAATATCCTGTGGTTAAATTACTTTTTTCTGTTGGCCTCAAAAAATTCATTTTTGCAACAGATATAGTTCTAATTCTATCTTCAGGACTTCCACCTACAGATAACTTTGTTCTTGGAACAACTTCAGCTTCCAAGTTGGCAAACATAACCAAATTTTCATGGTCAACTAATCTTTCTTTAACATTTTTTAGAGCATCAATAGTTTTGTTCGGGTCAACTAAAATAATATTGTTGTAATCGAACTCCACATATATATGTCCACTTTTGTCACCTTGTACATTACCTGCCATAATAATAAAAATAATTGTCTAACGACGCTTTATAATCCTGTAAAGAAGGTAGGAGAGGAAAAGGAATAATCAATACCGCACCATCATAAATGTAATTTTCCAAACCACCAAATTGAGGGTTAGCTTGTAAAATCAACCAACCAAAATATGGTGAGTTATAAAACTCCTGAGATACAATATCTAACCTGCTTCTACCAACTTTGTATACATATGTTTGGTCAGTAGTTTTTTGAGGTAATTGCACAAAGGGTACTACAGTCTGTTCACCGTTAATTAAAAAATCACTATATCTATTCCAATATTGATATGCCATTAGTTAAGTTTTGCTTTACATATAAATACATTGGCAGGATTTTCATCGTTCCATGTTTTATTATTAGTGTTTTGGTTACCTATTGCACCCAATCCCTTTATCAATGATTGTTGAGCAGGTGTATTTGCATTTTCAGTATCATATGTAAAGGTTCTTTTTTTCTTCAAATTGAATGGGGTATAAATTAAAAAATCTTTCAACTTATCTTTTTCCATATGAGTTATAAATTCTTTGGTAATGTCATTCTCCTCAACAAATAACGGTTTTGCAATATTGTTCCAATACGCGTCAAAAACTTGACTTATATTATCAGCACCTTTACCAATCAAACCAGTATTACTAAGTATATTACCAATAATCGCATTTTTAAAGCTTTCGTATTTTTTACTATCTGTGACATCGTCAGACACAACCATATAAACTCTTCTAAAAATATAGTTATCAAAAGTAGCTCCCGAGCTTCGTTGGGTATATGTTTGATTTCTTGAAAATGGTGTGAATACTTGTTCTGTTGGGAATTTATATGGTTGTGGAAAAACCAAAACTCCACTATATGATTCTTTATTTACACTATATGTAAAAGGACTTGATGTTTCAATAATTTTATTAAACTCACTTATACTATTTTTTATTTTAATCACATCGTTTTCAAGTTCAGTTAATGTGTTGTTTGCACCTGTCGAACTAGAGTCAATTTCCGTAGTTGGGTATATATTGTAAGATATAACCGTTCCGTTTTTCTGTTGATATCCGTCAGTACCACTATTTGTAACCGCTGAATAAGTAATTGTATTAACTTGTCCAAGATAACCCATATACTTTTGTTGTACACTAACCATACCATTTGTTATATTCGTAACCGCATTTTGAAAAGAACCTCGTTTGTTTTTTACATAGTTTGAATAATTTTCTTTAACTTGGTTAATTAAACGGTTTGAGAAATTTTTAGATGGGTCTGAAATGAATTGGATAAATCCTTCACTACCATTTTTTACATTCAATTCTAATTGTCCAAAAATCTCGTCAGACCTTTTTTCCAAATTATAAGATTTACCAAATAAAACAGTGTTATCGTTTTTAGTAATCAAAAATCTTCCATCAGTATAAGTTCTTTCCATCATCCATTGTTGACGAACAGCATTATTATATTGACTTAAAGTTTCTCTATTTTTGTTTACCACATTTGTAAAATATGATTGTGTTTGTAATAACACCATATCCATAAATGTACTATAATTTATAGTACCTGTTTGACCTGTTTGACTTACAATCGTACTTGTTACCGTACCAATTGGTTTATCATTACTTTGTCCATTTTGTACGGGAGCCTGATTTATTGTTGGAGGTGCAACATTACTTGCAGCTGATTTTAAAAATTCGGAGTCGATTACTTGATAACTTAAGTCTGTTGAATCCGCTCTTTCATCATAAATTTCTGTGTTAGCATAATAATTAAATGTCAAAGCATTTTGCAATTTGTCTACAGATTCTTTTAAACCACTACCACCAACAAAGTTAAACGCCAATGTTACATTAGCAATCATTGGTTGAACCCCAATACCTTCAGGATTGATATCCAAACTTTCATATGTAATAGCCAAAGAAGTTGGGATTATTTTGGTATTGTAAAAATCCCCTACTCTCAATATTAAGACAGGTGGTGCACCAAACGATGTATTTGTCGCATTACTATAATCCGGTGTTGGGCTACCGTTAACATTTTTGATTGTTGGTATTGTGTCACCAGGCCTCATACATTGTTGTAAAAAAGTCAACCTTGAGTTAAGACCTTCAGGTGTAATTGAGTGAAACGCTGGTTGGAAAAATTTTAATTTATCTCTAAGGTTATCATAAACCATAGGTGTCTCTTCTTTAATCGTTTCAAAATAATCACATTCTGAAAGTAGTTTTCTCAAAACTCTTTTTGTTATGTTGTCTTTATTGATTACCTTAGTCTCTAAAACCGGTTCAGTTTCTGTTTTTGTAACAACATTACCTGTAGTAACAGTAGTTATTTTTGCAGGTAAAACTGCGGCAGGTGCCTTTAAAGTTGATTGTATGTTTGAAATATACGCCCTTCTACAAGCCATCGCATTTGTTGTATAAATTTCTTTATTCAAAGCTTGGCTATCACCATCATTATCAGTACAAGAAACACTACTTCCTGGTACATAACTTTTGGTTTTCTCATCAAATTTCATAACTTGAGCATTTTCCCCCAAAGCTTTACCTGGTACAACTGACAATCTTTTTGGATTACCATTAACATATTGATTCATTCTACTATTACCTGTGATGAATTTTATAGCAGAATCAATTCTTCTTGCTGCCAATTTATCGTTATAATTTTTTTTCGCAGCGGCCGATGTACTAGCGTTAATAGTAATTGTAACAGTACCTTCAGGGTTATTTGTAAATTGTTTATCCAATTCATTTATCAACTCGTCAAGTTTTTGTTTATTGGATATAACCACACTATCAAAAAAAGATGATGTTTGTTCCGCAGTTTTTGGTGATTGTTGTTTGTAATAATCCTTTTGAGAAATATATGGACCATATACTGTTTCAAAATTTGTACCTAACTTTGTTGGTATGTCATTGTCAAAATAAAATCCAATTTGTTCAAAACTTTTTAATGTTGCTTCGGGAGCACTTCCAGTACCTTTATCCGCAGATACTTGTGGTATTGTCTCCAATGTTTTTACAGTATACTCTATTTGTTCACTTGTTAATTCTTTTGAAGAAAGTGCTTGTTGGATGTCATATAAATCATTTGGTGAAATTGTATAATATTTTTTAGCCAACTCATATAAATCATATTTTCTACAACCCGCAAAAAACGATTCCAAAATAGAATCAATTCTAACTTTGTTTGTTTGGTCACCCAAAACTTTATTAACAATCAGATTTAAAACAGAAGGGTGGTCAACAACTATTTTCCATTGTAAACTACCTGTTCTACTTGTATTTTTGTAAGTATAGATTGGTTCAGGTCTTCCGATAAAATCATTACCTTGCCAGTTTGCACTTACGTTTTCACTAAATGTTAAACCGTAAGGTGGAAACCACATTACTCTACCACCATTTGGACCTCTTTCACAAACAGGTAAATCACCAACTCTAAAACCTGGTGTATTAGATGTTGCCCAAGCCAAGTTTTCAATTGAAAACATATACTTTTTAGCTTTAGCATTATTGTAAGAACCAATCAAGTTAGTAGAGTCTTGTCCACCTTCTTGTTTATTTGGTACAATGTTCAAGTTATATGTCTTATCTAAAACAGAATAAGAAAATCTTCTACCTTCAGTTACAATACCATCAGTTTTTTGAAGGTCATTATATTGAAGATATGGAACATCTTTTGCAAACACTCTACAGTATTCCGTTCCAACTTCTTGTCCAATAGCACCAGTATATTTTATGACTCTAGAACCTTTAGTCATTTCTTTATACCCATCATGGAACACTTTACTAACTTGGTCTATAGCATTACCAACGTGTTGTAATCTTTTACCACCTTCGGGTTGACTATCAATAATTCTTTGTGTATCATCAAGAATAGAACCTTGTTTGAAAGTCCTTTCGGTAGATTCAGTTGTATTGTAAGATGAAGGTTTAAAATCTTCATCTTGGTTCATAATTTCACCACCAATACCTACTTTCTTACCAGCATTACCTTTGTATTTTGGAGATACCCAAGTAAATCCACCTTCAATTCCCCCACCGTTACTATATGTTGGACCGTTAGCGCCTAACCTAACATCTTTACTTGGACCCTCATATAATTGAGCTAACTCTTGTGGTCCAAAAAC